GTCCAGGTCGACTCGAACGAAACCGGGCAGCACACGATCCGCGTCGAGATCGTCCACGCGAAGCCGGAGGACATCCGCAAGCGCTTTGATTTTCAGCCCACCGAGGCACCTGGCGGAAACGGCAATGGAACAGCGCTACCGAATTGAGCTGCCCGAGCTTCATCCCGAGCAGGCGCGCATCAAGGCGGAGGCGGCCCGGTTCAATGTCGCGGAATGCGGCCGGCGCTTTGGCAAGACGAAGCTAGGTGAGGAGCTTTCGATTGAGCCCGCCTTACAGGGCAAGCCAGTCGGCTGGTTTGCCCCGACGTACAAGATGCTCGCCGAACCGTGGCGCGATACGAAGAACACGCTGGCATCCGTCATCAGGCACGCGAACGAGCAGGAAAAGCGCCTGGAACTGATCACGGGGGGCGTCCTTGACTTCTGGTCGCTGGAGGACGGGGCCAACAGCGTGCGCGGGCGCAAGTATGCGCGCGTGGTGATCGATGAGGCGGGTCGGGCGCGCAACCTGCAGGAGGCATGGCAGGAGGCGATCCGCCCCACGCTCACCGACCTGATTGGCGACGCCTTTTTCCTCTCGACGCCCCGCGGGCGCAATTTCTTCCACCAGCTTTTTGCCCGGGCTGAGGGCGGCGAGAAGGACTGGCGTGCCTGGCGCTTTGGCTCCATCCGGAATCCCTTCCTGCCCGCCGGCGAGATCGACGCCGCCAAGCGCGAGCTGCCCGAGCAGGTTTTCCGGCAGGAATACGAGGGTGTCCCGGCGGACGATGCCGGCAACCCATTCGGCATCTCCGCCATCGCTGATTGCGTCGGCCCCGTCTCAACCAAACCGGCGCGGGTCTTCGGCGCCGACCTCGCCAAGTCCGTCGACTGGACGTGGCTCATCGGCATCGACGAGGGCAACTGCGTCTCCCTTTCCGAGCGGTGGCAAAGCGACTGGCAGCAAACCCGCTCCCGCATAACGCGAATCGTGTCCACCCACCCCTGCCTGATTGACTCGACAGGGGTGGGCGACCCAATCGTCGAGGAACTGCAGCGCACACCCGGCGCCCGCTTCGAGGGTTACAAGTTCAGCGCGCAGTCCAAGCAGCAGCTCATGGAGGGTCTGGCCGCCGCGATCCAGCAGCGCCTGATCCGCTTCCCGGACGGGCCGCTGCGCAGCGAACTGGAGTGCTTCGGCTACGAATACACCAAGACCGGCGTGCGCTACTCGGCGCCCGAGGGGATGCACGACGATGGCGTCTGCGCGCTCGCCCTGGCGCTCGCGGCGGCGCATCAGTTCCGTACCCCGCGGGTCGTGGCGGAGCTAATCTAAGAAGGCGGCAACCCCATGAAACTTTCACTTCCTGCTTGGCTCACGCGCCTCGTCACCCGCTCGGGCGGGGCCCCCTTCCCCTTCAACCGCATCGGCATCACCGACCCGATTGAGGGCGAGCGGCTGCGCAACCCGTACCAGAACAGCGCCTGGATTCACCGCGCCGTGGAGATCAAGTCCGGGGAAATCTCCGCCTGCCCGCTCAAGTTCATCGACGGCGACGAGGAGATCGAGGACCCGGTGCTGGCGGATTGGTGGGCCGAGCCCGCGCTCGACTGCGACCGGACGCGCCTGGGCATGTCGGACGTGCTGGAGGCGCTCTGCGGCTGGTCGGACCTGAAGGGGGAGTTTTTCCTCATCCTCGACGACTCGTGGCTCATCCCGTTTCCCGAGGCGCGGCCGGCGGGCAGCTGGGCGCCCTTCATCATCGCGCGCGCCGACCGCATGATGGAGATCATCGGTAACAAGGAGTTGATCGGCTGGCAATACACCGACCACTCGGGCAAGCAGTTCACGCTCGCGCCGGAGAACGTCCTGCAGGTCAAGCGCTGGAATCCCTACAACGCCTGGCGCGGCCTGGCCCCGATTGAGACGACGCGCGCCGTGGCGGAGGCGGACTACCTCGCGGGCGTCCTCAACCGGAATTTCATGCGCAACAACGGGGACGCCGGCCCCATCGTGACGCTAAAGAACGGGCAGCAGCTCACCGACGAGCAGCAGGAACAGGTCATCCGGCAGCTGCGCGCCCGCCAGCAGGCGGCGCTGCACGGCACCTTCCGCGGCATGTTCTTCAACGCCGACGTCGACATCGACAACCCGAAGATCCAGTCGATGGACGCGAATCTGAATCAGACGCGCCTCTACAACCGGCACGAGATTTTCATTGCGCTCGGCATCCCGCCCTCGATGGCCGACGTCAAGAACGCCTACTCAACCGGCGCAACGAGCGACCGCTACCAGCTCATCACCGGCACCTGCATTTCGCTATCCAAGAAGATCGCGGGCGCCTTTACCAAGATTGCGCGCCGGCAGACGGGCCGGGCGGGCATCCGCGTCGAGTTCAACTGGCGCGACCATGTCGTCATGCAGGAGGTCAGGGAGGGGCAGCTCAAGAGCATCGGGGAGCTTTGGTCGAAGGGGATGCCGCTCAAGCAAATCAACGAATTCCTCAACCTCGGCCTGCAGGAGTGCCCGGGCTGGGACCAGGGCTACATCCCGTTCTCCGTGATCCCGGTTGGCGAGGGCTCCATCCGGGGCACCGGCACAGCCGACGTCGAGACGGACCTGGCCGCGACGCCCGAACCGCCCGAGGAGGCGGTCAAGGAGATGCTGCGCGCCCTGCGCGCCCGGCGGGCATCGCCGGTCTGCGTCAAGGTTGCCCCACCCGCCCCACCCACGCACCAGCGCGCCAAGACGCCGCAGGATGCGGCGCGGTTGCAGGGGCACACCATGCATCGCCGGGAACTGGAGCGGCGCTGCCTTTCGGGCATCAACCGCGTGCTGATGCGGGCGCGCGCCGAGACGCTGCAGAAGATCGAGCGCTGGCATGGCGACCCACTCAAGGACTCGGGTGGAAAACCCGTGACCCGCTCGGCGGTCGCGGCGCAGTTAACCTTCGACCAGCACGAGTTCAAGGACGGCTTCTTTGCCGAGATGAAGCGGCAGGCCAAGAAGGCGCTCGACGTCTCGGGGAAGGTGATGATGGAGGAACTGGGCGGCAAGGACGACTTTACCGCCGCGCCCGAGGCGGTCCTCAATTTCGTGCGCAAGCGCGAGAACAAGCTCTCCGGCGTGCCTGATGAAATCTGGGAGAAGGTTCGCACCTCCATCGACGCGGGACTGGAGGCGGGCGACAGCCGCAGCGATTTGGCGGACCGCGTGCGCGACGCCTTCAATGAACTGAGCCGCGGCCGGGCCACCGTGATCGCGCAGACCGAGACGGGCAGCGCCTACGGGCAGGGCCGTCAGGACGTGATGGTCGCTTCCGGCGTCGAATGGAAGCAGTGGCTTTCCGCCGAGGATGACAAGGTGCGCCCCGACCACGCCGAGGCGGACGGGCAGGCGGTGCCGGTTGACGAGCCGTTTGACGTGGGCGGCGAGGAACTGATGCACCCGGGCGACCCGGACGGCTCGGCAGAGCAGGTCATCAACTGCCGCTGCGTGGCGATCGCCGTGCAGGCGCCGGATGATGAGGAAGGGGAATAATCTTGACTTGCCGACTTGTTAACTTGAAGAAGCCAAAGGCTTAACCATGAGCACCGAACTGCTGCGCCGCGAAATCCACGCCGAGGTCCGCATCATCGACGAGGGCAAGGGCATCGTCGACTACGTCGCCAGCGACGAGACGCTGGACTCCTATTCCGAGGTGATCCGGGCGGCGGGCTGGCGGTTCAACCGCTTCCAGAAGAACGCGCCCTTCGTCGACTCGCACAATTACCAGTCCATCGGCTCGCTCCTGGGCCGCGTGCTCGCTTACGATGTCATGGGCGGCCAGCTCGTCGAGCGCGTCCAATGGGCCAAGGACATTCCCGACACTCTCGCCGCCTGGGGATGGAAGATGCTGACTGGCGGATTTCTCAAGGCCGTCTCCGTCGGCTTTTACCCGCTCAAGTTCGCCACCCGCTGGGACGCGGACAAGACTGCATGGCTGGAGCAGCTCAAGGAGCTGAACCTGCACGAGGAGGACGGCGTGCGCACGGTCTACATCGAGCAGGACCAGCTCGAACTGTCGTCCGTCATCATCGGGGCGAACCCGAATGCCGTGGCGCGGGCCTACCATGCCGGCGCCCTCAAGGACGAGGACCTGGACAAAATTTCCCGTTACATTGCCAGAGTGAGAAATCCTGTTTCGGCATCCGAGAGCCGCGGTGCTGTTGCCGAAACCCGCCGCCGCGCGCAACTGGCGATCCTGCTGGAATTGCAGAAACAAGCATAAACCAAACACGACAATGCCACCCGAAACCACTTTCGAGGACAAGGTTCTGGCCGGCGTCGAGGGCCTCAACACCGAAGTCAAGGCCATCAAGACGCAGGAGGAAACCATCCTCTCCGACATCACCCGTCTCGACAAGGAGACGAAAAAGGCGTTCGAGGAACTGACCAAGGTCAAGAACACCTCGAACGACGTCGCGGAAATCACCGCCAAGCTGAAGAAGGTCGAGATCGCCCTGCGGCAGGAAAAGCGCATGGCCTTCGGCAGCCCGATCCAGCGCATCCAGAACGACGAGCGCCTGCGGACCTCCCTCAACCGGACGATCCGCGCCGTGCTCAACCCGGACGGCATGTTCAACGACCAGGTCAAGTTCCTGACCAAGGCACTCGGGGAGGATGACTCCTCGCTCGGCACCGCCATGAAGCTCGACGTCGACATCCTCAAGGAACTGTTTGACGTCCTCGCCGTCTACGGCGTGTGGAACACGCTCGGCGTTCGGCGCATGGGGACCAAGGTGACCAAGCTCCCGATCAAGACCGCCCGCCCGGTGGCCGGCTTCATCACGACGGAGGGCGGCACCCTGACCGACGACACGACCATCGCCGGCACGAGCGTCAACCTGCAGGTCGAGGTGCTCGCCGTGCTGCTGAACGTCTCCCTGCAACTGCTGGAGGACGCGGAGTTCGACGTGACGGCCGACGTGCTCGACGACTTCGCGGAGGCGTGGTCGGCGGCGGCGGATTACGCATCCTTCATGGGCAATGGCGTGGCGAACACCGTCTCGGCCAGCATGACCGGCGTCTTCAACTACGGCACCGCCTCGGTGGCGGCCTCGACCCACACCACGGTCGGCGCGCTGACCCTGGCCGACGTTTATGGCGTCTTCACCACCGTGGCGCCCATCGTGCTGATGCGCCCCGCGCGCTGGTGGATGCACCCGCAGATGCTCGCCCGCGTCGGCACGATCAAGGACTCGACCGGCCGGCCGCTCTTCCAGACCGTCTTCGAACGGCCGGAATTCGGGGCCATCGGGTCCATCGCCGGCTATCCCATCACGCTCGCCTTCGTCGCCCCCAACACGGACGGCGCCGGCGTCAAGGTTGCCGCCTTCGGCGACCCGAACGCGATGGCGGTCGGCATCCGGCGCGACTTCGTCTTCGAGGCCAGCGACCATTACAAGTGGAACGCCCTCCAGCGGTCGTTCCGCGGCTGGGGCCGCTTCGGCGTCAAGGGACGCTCGACCACGGGCTTCGCCATTCTGACCACCTCCGGCTCCTGAGCCGGCATGTGAGGCGTGGATGAACTGGAGGGGGCCGGCAGCGGAAACCGGCCCCCTCACCCCTCACCGCCATGAACCAAGTACCCAACCCGATCCCGCCGAACAGGACCGCCTGCCCGTCCGCCCCCGCGCCCGCCAACCGCGCCATCCTCGCCCCCGTCCGCCGTCCCTTCCTCTCGCTCGGTGAAATCTGGGCCCAGATCGAGCGCCGCCGCAAGGAAGCCGAGAAGCATCCCAACCGCCCGCCATGTCCTTTCCCGCGATAGAAGACCTGCCCGAGTTTGTCGGCGCCTTGGAGCGCCGCGAGCTTTACCCGGCCCTGCGCCATTACAACCCGTCGATCTGCGCCTGGCGCGGCCGGCGGCTCATGGTCTACCGCTGCGAGACGGCCGAGGGTAAGCAGTTCCTCGGGCTCTGCGAGCTGGACGGCCTCAAGCCGCGCCCGAGCGTGCGCGTGGACACGCTCGCCCCGGACGGCTCGCTCGACCAGGAGGATCCGCGCCTCGTCGTCATGGGCGACCGCCTTTACCTTTCCTTCGCCGAGGTCGACCTGAAAAACCCGGCCAACTGCATCTGCCGCCAGTGCCTTGTCGAGCTGGGCGAGGACTTGCGCGTCCTGCGGCGCGTGCCCCTCGACATCTGGCGCAATGGGACGCAGATCGAAAAGAACTGGAGCTGGTTTGACGCCTATGACCCGGTCATGCAGCTGGAGCGCCTCGGGCTCGTCTACCGCTTCTCGCCCATGCAGGTCATGCTGCTTGAGCCGAGCGGACGGCCGCTCAACGGCGTGCACAGCTCCGAGGGCATTGCGCGCTGGAATCATGGCGCGGTCAACGGGCGCACCCCGCCGCTGCGGCTGGACAAGGACCGCTTCTTCACCTTTTTCGGCGGCTGGCGCCCGCACCCCTCGCGCATCGGCTTTTATTACTTCGCCGCCGCGACCTTCTCGGCCAAGCCGCCCTACGAGGTGCTCGGCATGAGCCGCTCCCCCATCGCCTTCGGCTCGGACCGCAGCTTCGCCTATGTCTCGCCCCGGGCGCCGATGCACAACCCGCTCTGCATTTTCCCGGCGGGCATGGTCTTCGAGGGCGAGGACGTCATCCTCTCCGTGGGCGTCAACGACTCCTGGTGCTGCTTCCTGCGCTACAACGTGCCGAAGCTCCTCGCCGGCATGGCGCCGCCCGCCGTCGTCCATGCGGGTCCGGCCATCGCCCCCGACCGGGCGACCTCGCTTTCGAGCGTGCGGGTCCGCGTGCGCGAGGATAGCTGCCCCCTGGCCGAGCCGGGCGGACCCTACCAGCGGGGGGAGACCTTTGAAACCAGCCGCGAGCGCGCCAACTGCCTCGCGCAATTCGTGGAGCTTGTCGCATGAGCGCCAACCTCGGACTCGGCACCCTGGATGAGCTGAAGGCGATGCTGCTGAACGCCTCGCTGCTCGCGTCCGCGACCTACGACACGCCGATCAGCGCCATCGGCAAGGGCGTGGCGCAGCGCATGGAGAAGTTCTGCAACCGAAAGTTCGGCTGGATGGCGGGTGACATCTTCTACTGCACCTCCAACCGCGAGCATGTCATCCTGCCGCGCTACCCGGTGGTCAACGTCTCGCTGATCGAGCAGCGCGGGGCGGAGACGGACACCTGGACGACACTGACGGACATCGTGCAGTCGAGCGACTACAACGCGGGCCTGATCGAGTTTCTCGCCATGCAGGGGCCGTATTATTCCCGGCTGCGCCTCACCTATGACGGCGGCTACTGGTTCAACGACGGCACAAGCCAGCCGGCGGGCGCGGCGACCCGCCCGGACGACCTGCTGCTGGCCTGGTTCCTGCAATGCGAGTATGTCTGGCGCTCCAGGGACAAGCTCGGCATCAGCCTGCAGGACGACCCGGAGAAGCCGCTCGTCAACCTGCGGATGCTCGACTTCATGCCCGCGGTGAAGGAAATCCTGCGCGCCTATGTCCGCTACAGTTTTGTCACCGGATGATCACCGTCACCATCACCTCGAACGCGGCGGAAGTGGCCGAGCAGATGCGGCAGTTTCCCGAGCAAATGCTCACAAATATCGGCGTCGCCTTGGTAAATACCAATGCCGAGACGGTGGGGAGAATTCAACAGGAACGCTTAACCGGAACTGGACCAAGGCCGTTTCCGCCCGACGAGGGGCGCCTGCGCCTGATTACCGGCACCTACCGGCAGCGCCTGATCTGGGAGCCGGAGGCGGAGATCAGCGGCGGGACGGTGAGCGCGATGATC